TCTGCGCAATGAAGTCTGCGTCATTACGCTCCATATATTGCTGGACGTTCAGTACCAGCGAATCATAGGTCATTATTACGCTCATCGTGTGTAGTAACTTATATTAGGTTGGAAGTAGATTGGTGACTTATCACGATCTTCGTCTTCAAATTGGGTACGAGCATCCAAGGCCAGTTTTTCCAAATAGGCCACTCGGTTTAAATCAATCTGGGGCAACTGCATTGCTAATTTGTGTGATAGGGCAGCTTGGAAGTAAGGAATGGCACGATCTGGCATGTACAGCTCGTTGGTTAACGAACCAACATCTTGGGGTTGCAATTCCAAAATCAGTGAGAATACTTGGAAGTTGTTGTTAGGCACAGGCCATAAATACATCTCTGGCACAATCTGGCGATCAAACCAGTATTGTAGTGTGCGTTGACTTGGGAATTGCTTGTTTGGCAACGAGAAATAATCAGTACGATTAAGACGTGCCATAGGAATGACTTGCTGGCTTTGAGCAAACTGGATAGAACGCAGTGAAAAAACGTTTGCTGTGTCGCGGTTTTTTAGTCTGTAGTAGTAAAACTGTTGTGTTACGTTGATACCAAAGTAAGCCCAGTTACGGTCGGACAGTGTGGTCTCAGGTAATGATTCCCATACAGTCCAGTTAATACCATCGTTACTTACTTCAAGGTCCAGATTATAGGTAGCAGTACCAGAAGGAGCATAGGCGTTAAAGCCAACATAGAATATACGAGTCTGTGGGCTGTAGGCTGCACCAAAATAGTTTTCAGATAAAGTTGATGTGGCATGGAGGTTTAAATCACTGTTGTAGTTTTGATCAAACAGCACAGGAGAATCTGGATTGTCTATTGGCAGCGCACTAGAAATAGTTGGGTTAACAATGTATACCCAGTTTGCTTCTAAGACATCCACACAGTTTTTTGGCATGTAAAGAATTTGCTGGTTGGTCTGTGGACCAAGCACTTCAATCTTTTGTAGCCAGATATTAATGCCACGGTTAGCGCTGTTTTGAAGGATGTAGAATAGCGCTTGACGGCCTGCGTTGATATACTCAGGCGTCATCTCTTCCGCTGTTTTACCAGCATCACGATAGGCGTACGAGATCAGCTGGTCAACAGTGATCTTAGTCTTGTTGTACGTATCTGAATACGCCATTAACGACCCCTGCCAGCGGCTCTCTTAGCTACAGTTTTAGGTAGATTAGGTTGTGCTTTGCCGGCTTTAATAAACTCTTTGCCAACCTTTTTAGGGATGCCAAGAGTAGACTTACCAGCTGCCGCAGCATACATCGCTTTTTGCTGTTGTTCGGATTTGATTGGCATTATGAGCAAGTCCCACCAGTCATCATCTTTTTAGCTTTACCGCCAGTGCGCATGTAACCCATTTTGTTACGCACGTTAGTTGGCAACTTAGCTAGACCAGGGTTATCTTCAGAATCAACTGCTTTTAAAGAACCGCCTTCGCTATAACAAGCTTTGCCGCCTTTTTTGTAAGCATTTCCAAGGGCGTCCATGCGACCTTCTCCCATGCCCTTTTTGGCTGCATCACCATGTGAACCAAAAGCTTCATAGTCAGCAGCGGCTTCTTTTTTCTTTGCCGCAGCTCTATTTTGATCATAGAATTTTTGTTGAGATACTGTAGCACCTGGCTGTGTTGTTGAGCCGCCAGTTGCGTATTTACTTACAGATTTGCCACCGCATAACATTGCAGGCTTTTGGCGTTTAGTATTAGCAATGTCGGTAATGTCTTTATCCGTCTTTTTAGCTGCATAAGCATTTTCTACTTTGCCGCCGGTTTTGTATTTGCGTACAGTGCCGCAATCTTTTTTAGCACGGCCGCCCTTACGCAGTTTAGACAGGTCAGTCTTTTCGCCAGGATGCTCTTGTTTGTCATGCATGGCAAACGCTTTTTTGACAATCTTCTTGTCCTGGGCCAAATCCTCACTCATTTCGCTTTTTTCAGAATGGCGTGACTTATAAACAGCACCGCCTTTTTTATAGCAAGGTAAGTTTTTTACCATCTTTAAGTTTGTTTTAAAGCCTTCCATGATATTCCTTTAAGGTTGTCCTGTATATACTAATGCAAAAAAAGGGCGATTTACGCCCCTAAAAATAGTGCTCTTTCCCGTTTTCTGCGGTTAATCAGCACTTCCGGTTTGTTCCACATTAGGATGGCATCAGCCGCCCCTTTGAGGTCATTCTCGTTCACCTTACGCAATACGGTAGACTTACGGAAATTAGTTTCGCCAATATTAAAGCACAGGCTGTACAAGGCATCGTATTGGTTCTGGGTAAGGGGTACCTTCACGTGGTTGTCAACAGCGTCTTGGCACCACTTTAAATCGCTTTGTAGGAGCTCTTCTACCTGCTCGTCTGTTAGGGTGGCAGTCAGGAGGTGCTTTTCATCTGGTTTAATCAAATGACCCACCCCAATCGTCCATAATCCCTTAGAGTCCCTATACGCCTTATTGCGCAGACCTTCTTCTTTGGTAATAAACGATAGTGTGGATTTTGCTATTGCCATAACGTTTTCTTCAATTTGGGTGTACTTGTCGGTAAAGTGGATTGCTGCCGCAATGCCCAACAACCACATTGATACTGCTATAAATCTTTTCATTTTCGCTCCTTACTCTACGCTATGATAGCGCAAATTGGGGTGTTACTTGTCTTCGGTGCCGATCTTAATACCAGTGATCAGCCCAATAAAACCACCAACGATGGTTTGGAATGCTGGGGTAATGGCTTCAAATATCTTGGTGTTGTCTATTGAGGGAGTGAATAAACCCACAAGGAGCACAAAAACCATACTAAGAACAATAACGCTAAGAGTGATAGTAGCCATGAGGGTAACTGCGGCACTGAGTTTTTCCTTGTTCATTGTTTGTTCATTATCTTTTCTAGTGTCCTACCACCAAAGTAAAAAGACATAATCAGCATACCCCACTGACCTAGTAGTTGAACGTATTCTGAATTGACTTCAATCTTAGCAGCCGATAGACTAGCAAAGATAAAATAGCCAGTCAGAATGGCAATAAGCGTCATTGGGCGGATGTTTTTAGCCAGCCAAGAGTCGCTTGTTGTATCGGCTTGTAGCCGTTTGGTAAGCTCCTGGGCTTCGGTAATGTCAGCCTGGATGTCAGCTAGTTTGCCCTCTTGAGCCAGTTTGGTGAGCTCAATTTGGGCCTGTGCCTTTTGGGCAGGGTCAGGAATCACCTTGTCGATGATTTTTAAACCAGCGCTAACGATATCGTCAATGCCAAACATTAGTGTATCTTTAGTACGATAGTGAACAGAGTTACAATAATAAATCCGGCTGAACCGATGAGAATCTGCTCCAGACGTTTTAGTCTGGCACAGATAGCCTCATATCGGACTTCACAAATTTGCTCGTGGGCAGATAGGGCTGCCTCGTTTTTATCAATGAACTCGGACATGTTATCCAATGAGCGCGGTCACTTCAGCTTGGGTCAGACCCAAAGCTGTGAGCTTAGCTAAAGCGGAAGCTTTTGCAGTTGCTTGTGCTTGTTCAGCGGCAACCTTATCTGCTTCATCTTTTTCTGCTTGTGTAGTAACGGCTTGTAGGTCATATTCGACTTGATTGCCGTCTGCATCGTAAGCGGTATCGCCTACTGTACGGATTACATTAGGGTAAAGTTTGTAAAGTGCATTTACTAATTCGGCAGTAATCATCCTGCAATCTCCAATAAAGTAATTGTTGCTGGCATATTGTCAAATTGAACGCCATTATTAGCTGTGTTTGTATAATTTGCAAATTGAGTTTTATAAGTAGTAGCAGAAGTTGTAGCTGGCGAATCTAAATATTGATAAGAAATTTGGTCTACAGTAAATATTGCAGTATTAGTCCAGCCTATTCTTTTTGCTAATTCTACAATTTGTGTACCATTGCGACAAATATTTAAAGCTACACCATTTGTAGATGTATCGTTAGCCTTGTAAGTGCCATGACTAAACATAATAAGAATTTTGCTAGTAGAAAATTTAGGAGTAATTGAAGCAGTTAATCCTGTATCAGCATAAGTAGTTGAAGAACTTGTTACAAGCGTTGAATAACTAGCTTGAACTACTTGCAATACACTACCAGCACTAGCTTGTGTAGTAGCGTTGTTAAACGTGAGACCGTTAGTCCCGTCAATAATCATGCTCATTTTGTTACCTCATCGGCTGGTTGTGGGGTGTTGCCTGCCTCTAACCATTTAAGGTAGGCTGCGTAGTCTGTGTTGGCTTCATCCATAGGGATGTTTGCATGGTCAGCAACTCTTAAAATTACTTGACTGTTATCTAAAGTATTTATTAATTTATACATATTTTATAACTCCGCAGTAGCAATCCATTGCCCATAAATTAAAGTAACAGCAAATCCTGAACCACCATTTGCGGTATAAAGTCTGCCACCACTATTTGCAATATTGTCAAATTGAACAGTATTGCTTCCTGAACTACCGCTTCTTTCATAATTCCAATACCCACCATATCCGTCAGTTCTATAACCTGTCATGGTTGGTGCTGTTCGCATAGTAACTGGAAAACGATAACTGTAATATCCATTGCCTGAACTGTCTGAACCGCCAGTAGACCAAATTGCACCTACGCTAGTTGCAGTCGCAGGAACAGTAGCTGTGTCGTAAGACTTTGTAAAATAACGCTGACACAATGCTAACTCTTGACCAAACTGACGATACTCAAATCCAGTAGCACTACTTCCTACTTCTAGTTGAACACCAGTAACATACCATGTAGCACCGTTAGTAGAAACTACATTGACTTCGCCAGTTGCACCGAGAAGATTTGCAGAAGCCCAAGAACCAGCAGTTCCAGCATAAGTTGTTCCTATACCTAAACCAAAGTGAACTCTAATACCAGTTCCGTTGGTTGAACCCCAAGTTGAAGTAGTTGCACCAGTAACAGTTATTGATTTTTGTTCCCAAGTGTTAGCAGAAGAAATGGTGTAAGTAAACGGATAGCTATATGAATTAATATTTTGCAACACCCCACCAAAAGTTCCTGTTAGTGAACTACGCACCCAAAAAGACAAGGTTACAGTTTTAGCGTTTGCAGTTCCCCAATCAAGGTCAGCAATGTTATACCCTTCAATTGGTTGCTCAAGTGTAAAATAATCGCCACTTAAAACAGTATAGGCAGAAGTAGAAGTTATGCCTAAATAGTTTTTAAATCCTGCTGGAGGAGTAACTGACCCAGCGTTTTGTTGGACAGTCATTTTAGATGATTGGCTTGCTTGAATTTTAAATCTATCTACACCAAATACATCATTATTTCCTGTAACACTAGCACCAGCGTTTCTTTGGTCAATTACCATCGCACCATTAATAATGCGGTTCTTCAATAAAGACGCATCACCAGCACCTAACGAGGTATTGGCGACGCTTGTGCCGATCTGATCGGCGTTAATTAAACCATAAGCCATCTTATGCTCCTAATCCGTAATTGGCAAAATTGCCATGATATTTATCTCTTGCTTCCATAGCTACCAACTCCGCTAGTTCAAAATCTTTAAATATACCAAAGTATTTACGCTTGCCGTTAACATTAATAGATACTTCCCATTTGTTTAATCGTTTATTTTTTGTAACACCTTTTACACCACTTGTATTAGTTTTATAACTAATTATATTGTAACGATTTTGAGTTCTTGTTACTTCTCTCAAATTTTCAATACGATTGTCAGAAGGATTGCAATTAATGTGGTCAATCTCTTTTGGCAAATAGCCATGTTGCATCATGAAAATAATGCGATGTGCTTGGTATTTTTTGTTGTCAATGGTTACTTTTACATAACCATCTTTATTTACAGTGCCAGCTTTACTGCCAACTTTAATCTTTGGCAATGGACTAATTTTGTAAAATAGTTCCCCATCACAATACTCAAAACGCTCATGAAGTTCAACTTGGGATAGCATTATTTAGCTCCGTCTAGTTGTTGTTCCGTTGGGCGAGCCAGTGTGGGGTGTTCCCATTTAGCAATATAATCGCCCTTGCCGTCTGAATCGTTTTGCAAACTAATTGTTCCAATAATTGGCAAAAAATCTTTTTCTGTTAATTCAGGGTATATAGAAATAATTTTTTTGTACATTATGCTGTCCTTGCCAAAAACCCAGAAAACTGCGCTGTGGAAACCCCAAGTGTGTTTACTCCAATTCCAACATAACAATACCCTTCTACATAATCTGTAGTTCCGTTTAAATAAATTAAAGAGCTTGAGTTGCTCCAATTACTACTTGTAATAAAGTTACCCCAAGCATATGCTGAGCCGTTTTTATAAATAGTTGCTTGAATATTTGTAACAGAAGCTGTTGCAACAGTTAAAGAAACAAAATAATAACCAGCAACATTAGGGGTAAATCTATAATTTGTTGTTGGGTCGTAACAATTTGCAGTATCAAATACTTCTGTATTGTATTGAACTTTTGATGTCCCTGCAGTTAATGCTTGAGCGCTTCCATTGTAAGCACTAAACGCTGGCATATTACCACTAACCATTACTGTGCCAGCTGCCGCTGGTAGGGTAGCTGTATTCGTACCAGCTACGGCGGGTGCAGCAAGGGTGATAGCCCCTGATGTATCGCCTGAGATTACGATTGAACTCATATTGATTCCTTATAAAA